ATGTTGTTCTTACATATATATTATATGTTGTTCCAGGTGTTAAATTGTATAATGTTATATTTCCTTGAGTAGTTCTAACAGTAGGTAATACAGTTAGCCCTGCATTTAATATTGTAGAAGATCCAGATATATTATATATTATTACATATGATGCATCATATATTGTATTGATATTATATCTAACTGTTAGGCTAGATGATGTATTTGTAACGTAAGTTAAAGAAGGTGCATATATTTCTTTATATTTTGTTATAAAAATACCAGTAGGATTCATACTATTAGATGTAACTGAAATATTTTCATATTGACCACTTACTGTAAAGGTTTGATTACTATTATAATTACCTATAATATAATAATTATTATTATACTGCCTTACAGCAATTGCCGAATCAGTTGAACTACCATCAACAAACTTAACAAATACTGGATTATTATTTAAGTCATATTTTAATGTAAATGCACTATAATAATTTGAAGTTGGAAATTGTATTCCATTTATTGTTGTTGGACTGCTTGCTGAATAATTACCACATATGTATACACCACTAACAGTACTTACTATAGAATTAATTTTTGATTGCGATAGTACAGTATTTTGAAAAATAAGAGAATATATTTTTTGTGGCGTTCCGCTAAAATCAAATGCTATAAAAAATCCAGCAGATGATAAATCTCCTAATGCTGGAAGTTGCTCCAATGTATTTATATTATTCTCATCATCTGCTAAATTTACAACAACATTTGATTTATAATTACCTATTGCATATACATATTTATCATTTACATCTATTTGAGTTAATTCAGTTAGACCATTCGTTGCACGAAAATTCTGATATATTTTTGCAGCACCATTTATTTTATTAAAACCAAGAATAGCACAATTAGTTGCTGCATTAGTTCGTGTATTATCTGATGTAAAATAACCAGATAATCCTCCATATAATTCACCCGATAATCCCCCAACATAATTGACAGCACAATATATATTTTCAGGTCCTACAGTTAAACTGTTTGCAACTATATTTGAACCACTTATTGTTTTTATAAATTTTGTATTTCCACTTAAATCATACTTTATTATAAATGAATGTCTTGTACTTGTTCCTGTTATCGGCAATGTAATACTTGTAGGCGCTGCTGGTGCAGTAAATAAACTGTTTTTTCCTCTAGTTACACCAGATACTGTAGCAGATTTATATGTACCATATACATATAAACCGTCATTTGACATAAACTTATATGAATTTAACATGGAATCCGCTAATGTAGAATAGATACTATAACTATATATAACTGTACCAGTTGATGCATTATATTTTAATATAAATGGCGACATTGCATTTGAAGTATTTGCTGAAAATCCCATATTATCCGTTGTTATATCCACTGTAGAATTATACTGCCCAAATGCATATATATACTCTGTTGTATTTTCAAGAGTTGACGTTATTCCAGTTATCGTTGATTCTATAAATCCAATTGTAGCCGTGAATATCCTTTTAGATGAAATAGGAACAAGTGTGCTATTACTACAGCGTATTATATACCCATATCCATTTTGTACTGTACTAATTGCATTTAATGTACCAGCGGAACCAGGTAATGTAATACTATATCCACTTATATCATATTTACCTGTAAAAAATACATCAGATGCAGTAGTACATACATATAGTGATTGTAAATTAGTACCACCACTAATGGTATATGCTGCTAAAGGTGTGCCACTTTGGTCATATTTTACTATAAAATGTCTTTTTGTGTTTGATGTTCCTGGAAGATTAATATTATTACCTATGTTTATTCCGGAGGTGTCTTGGGAATAATTACCTACTACATATATACCATGTGATGCTATTGCAATATCAGTAATATTTTCTCCAGATATTCCATTTATTGTTTTAAACCATTCTGTTGACAATTGAACTGACATAACTACTCACATTTAGATATCGTTTATGTACACTTTTGACTCGTATTATTAGTTATATATAGCATGATTAAAAAAGAAGCAAACTTTATTATTATACTTGTATTAGTATTAATTGTTGCAGTTGTTATTAAGTTTATAGGTGTTTATAATAAGACAACAAGGGAATCATTTAAGGATTTAGAAGAAGAAACAAAGTTGATAAAGGATACTATTACGTTACGGGATTGGTTGAAGAATTCACCTATTCTTGATACTCATTTATCATTATATAAAGATTTATGGAAGATTCAAAAAGATGTATTAGAAGCAATTGCAGCGCCTTTTGCACAAGAAGAAAATACACGTGATATACAAAAGTTTATACCCCAAGCTATAAATAAAGTCTATGAAGAAATTAAAGTTAGCCCTTTACGATGCTCTCCCGCCGAACTAGATGCTGCACTAGCTTCCACAAAAGATGCTATTAAAGATGGTAGTGCAATGAAATTTATAGAATGTTTTCCTACATCAGCGTTTGATTGGAAAACGCTTGCTAACTATTATACAGACCAGGCTGAAAAGGCTGTTAAAGACTCTGATGGTGCATTGAATGGAAATGTAATGCCTGCTGCCGATCTTAAAATTAGTAGATTTCAAGATTTTGGTTCTGGTACTTCTGCTGCGGCTGTGACTAAAAGTTGCTGCGGGCCAACTCTTGCACAGATGAATGCGGCTCTTGCTGTCAGGGTTAGAGCTCTTTCAAAATTAAATGATCTTAATTATATTCGCGACATGCTGCGCAGAGGACTTGAAGCAAAAAAGAAATCAGATAAACTTAAAGGTAGTGCTGAAAATGACACGCTATCTGACAGTGTACATATTGATGTTGATGCTGCTGTTAAACAGGGGTTCATAGATGCACGTTTATGGGCAAATATAAGTTCTTTTAGAGTAAAATGAATATTTTCTAAATAATATATTTTAATACTATTAGTATAATTATATATTATATATGACGGCGGGTTTTCCTAGGTTTTACAATATTATGTTGATTAGTATGTTCTTCTATTTTTCTAGATTTTACAATATTAAGTGCTTTTAGAGGACCAGTTTTTGCTGCATTTCTTATTGCATTTTTTGCTGCACGAATTCTTTGCACTTTTTCTTTTAGAAGTGTTGGCATCTGCTTCTGATGACCACTACATTCTATTGATATAAACGGAAGTGACCTGGATGTCCTTGATGTCCTTGAATCTTTATAATTCTTACGGTATAACATAGATAATTCAATTAGTTCTTGTACTAAACATAATATAGGAAATTCCATATATTTTTCTAAGTTTTTTCTAAATGTTAAACTTATATAAAGAGTAATTAGTGTTTCAATTGATGCAATATTTAGTTGACGACCATCAGGTATTGGGAGTTTATTATAAGAATGACAAGCGGTTTGTTGAATAACTAAAAATACAGGACGACCTTTCCACGATACTACATCAATTTGTGGAAAGAAATCCGCCTCTGCTGGAAATGATTTTAATGTAAAATCATCACCTAATTTTGAAAATAATATATTTACATCATGTTTAATATCAGGTGAATAAAATATTATAGGATTTCTTTGTTCAAAAAACCAATCAACAGACCTATCGCCATACAAGCGCGCTTTATAATAACTTGTTATCTCTCCTCCCGCTAACACACGCCCCTCTCCTATTATATAATTTAATATCTCTTTTCTTATATAGTATGGAACACGTGTCTTATTACGTTTCATATTTGAATGACATTCTTGCATAGGAGAATATGCATTTAAGAGCATAAGACGTTCAAATACTTTCGGCCATCTTGAAACTTCTCCACGAGGTCTACTTAATTCTAAATACATCATCATACGTAATGTATTTGAGTCTATATACGTAATATCTTCAATTCTATTAGCCCTCTGTGCCAACTTTTTATAAAAATAGGGGTTCATTTCAGTAATATCGGCAATGGGTACATAATTTACATATAATTTCGTAGTACCTTCGTGCATTCCTTCACGAACACCTATTTCTTTGAGGCCTTCTTCTTTAAGTTTTTTGACAAGATATTCAATATCACTTTTAGGGGCTGGTGTTAAAAAATCATAATCAGGTATTGATGTCTCTGGTTTATAGAACTTATGTTTACGTGGTAAATATGCATTTATGGCCTGACCACCATAACATATACGATGCTTCTGTCGGAGAAATGCCTCTACTACACGTATGCCTAATAATATTTCTTCATCGTGGGCTGCGTCAAAATCAATACGTTCTTGTGCCTTATCAACGATATCCTTTAAAATATTCATTTGTTGCTCAACAAGGTCAGATTTAAATGTTTTTTTATAAGATAATCCATCCATAATATAACTATTAATACTACTTATTTCGTGCAGAAGTAGTTTGTACAAATCCACCACGAGTGTCCATTTGAGGGTTAGGTTTATCAATTACCTTTCTAGACGGTAATTCATATCGTAGCGCAACCGGTTTCAATCTAAAACTTCTGCTCTTAAACCATTTAGCAGAATATATAGGTATCTTTGTTATATCAATATCACCATTATTTTCTTTTGCATTATCAGGAACATAAAACATATTTATAGGTATACACTGAACTCCTATCTTATCATGAAGTGTTGCAAGAGTTGCCAAGTCTGGTGTACTATCTTCAAACTCAGGAGTAATTGCAAATGACCAATTCTTCCTTGTTATATCTGATTCATACCCAATCTTATCTTGTGGTATTGTTGTATAGTATTCAATTGTATTTGCGTAGGAAGCACCTACTTGGCCATTCTTTGCAATTTCATATAATCTAAGAGGTGATTTCTCTAAACTTGAATATATGCGTGCATGTATTATCTTATCTAAATCTCCATTCTCTAATTCAATTCCATCTGGTAATTTTTCTAACGTAAAACCAGTTGTATCAATATTTGTTAACATTATCACACTGTTTCTATAATTACTTTTAGGACTTAAAAATAATTCAGTCTCCTTACGTCTATGAACATATGTTCCATTTATGTTTGATGATAATATATAAGGTATTAATGGTTTGAATTGTGTATATACTTTTTGCATAAATCTTAAACCATCAGCACCTCGTGGATTACCATTAGGTAATCTAAGGAAAGATAATACACATATAATTGGTTCATTATTATTTTTACCAGCTTTAATACCATTCGCTATTGCATTTGTACATTTAGATATTGAACCTACATTCTTAAATGGCCCATTATCTTTGTTGGAGTTTGAAACACTCATAAGATTACCTTTTCTATCACGTGAAACGAGTACAGGGTCTCCTGGTTTATCTTCTAAATAATCAATATCAAAAATAAAAACACGCGCGCCTAATAAAAGTGCTTTATCTATTGCTGTTTTTTCATCAAATGTACCAAAATTATCCCTATCTTGTAGAGTTCCTGGTCCAAGATATCCAGCTAATCTACATCCAAGAACATTATAATTTATAAGAGGCTGGTCGTCTGATGTGTCTTCTTGGTTGTTGTTACTGTTGCTGTTGCTAATTAACTGATTTTGAAAACCTTGATTACCGCCACCTTTTGCTTTTAAAAGTGCATCAGCCGCCTCTGTCTGTTTGACAGGATCGTTTGGTTTTGTTTCTTTATATTTTTTAGCAATAAAAATTATTGCAATAACCAATAAAATTACTCCAATTATAAATCCAATAATCATAAATATTTTTGAGTTTGACCCTGTTTCTGTAGTAGTACTATTAGATGATGTCGCTACGCTAGAGCCAGACCCACTATTTATCTTTTTTTGCACATTCATTGTATTCATATTCTATTAGTAGTTACGGATATGCATTTCCCATTTTAATTTCCCATTTTAATTTCCCATTTTAATTTCCCATTTTAATTTCCCATTCTGATTTCCGCATAATTTTAATTCCATACTGTCTTGCTTTATCTGCTTTAGAACTTGCATACGATGATGGATTCTCGCTATCGGGAATAATAAGTGCTTTCAGCCCTTTTTTCACTCCTGAAGCTGACTTAAATCCACATGCTTCACTTTTTGCCTCTAACTCTGCATTTCTAAAGCCTGTAAAACATACTTCACCTCTTTCTACAACTTTATTCTGATTACTCTCGCCATTCTCAACTGACTCCACTTTTGAAAACTCATCCAAATCAATTCCCCATGACACAAGAAGTGCAATAATACCTGGAATGTCCTTAATAAACTTTGCCCATGCATCACAACTCCAACCGGAAGGTGCTGCCATAGAAATCCATTTAGTAATATCCTTTTCCTTGTCAATTGCTGCATTAATCTTTGATGCACCTGTTCCTCTGCTCAAAGGACATGCTACAATTAATGTCTCAAGATTTGCATGTGCTAGTGCAATCCTTGCTCTATCAATTAAACGAGGCCCAAGTGTAGGACCAAGTGCATCTGTCAACTTACTTTTATGACAATTCAACAAATCCCTAAATGAATATACACTAAATACCCAAAGTGCCTCCACTGCCGATGGACCAGCTCCTTCTACCTTCAGTGTCTTCAATGTATGCAACAACTGCTTCTTTAATTGTTCTTCACCTCCATTTGCAGCCTTTGCATTTACTCCATCCCATGTCCATTCAATATCTACTGGCATCTGGGGGTTATCTGCTTGGTTGATTACTGTATCAATAATAGGAATAACATCACCGCTGCGACGAATTTTAATTTTAGCACCAGGGCCAATAGATTGTTTCATCACATATTCAGCATTATGTCCAGTTACCCATTCAATCTTTGCACCACCAATTGCAACAGGCTTAATTTGTACGCGTGGCATTAAATATCCAAGTCTACTCATATTCCATTCAATATTTACAATTTCTGTAAGAGCACATTGTTCATCCAATGGCATCTTAAATGCAACTTGGGTCTTTGGTGCATCGGCGGTTGTAGCCTCTTCAGTATCCTCTGCGGTTCCAATTACAATTCCATCAATATCATATGCCGACTTCTCCTTTCTATCTAATAGTATTTTTGCAAGAATACCATCATTTACTACTGTTAGATATTCATATGATGGTACTTCAAAGGAGGCTGAATCCATAAACTCAAATTGCTGTCTGCGTGTCATATTTGATCCAAGAACTTGATATGCAATGAAACGCGGCTTCAGTGTTGTATGAACTGTATCTCTATGAAGCCAACCATTTACTTGGCTGCGCGCAGGTCCTTGGCCTTTTAGGGAATGCTCCTTTGTCAAACAAATCTCACCTCTGATAGCTTTTACTTCATTTAGGGGTTGCAATCCTGTAATATATTTCATATAGGGTGTAATATCACGACCCACGACTCCGTTACCACGCATGTAGAGTTTGGTTCCAGTCCAGAGTGCACTGACACCATCTAGTTTTTCAGATACAATCCAGGAGCTTTTATAAGATAATTCTGCGCTGCTACCCATTCTAGGTGTACCTGTTTTCTGATAGAATTGAGAAGATTCACCTGGCTTAATTTTTTTGAGAGATGGCATAGAATAAGGAAGCTTCACTCCATCAGCAGAAGGTTTCCATCCTACTTCATCTATAATGGCAGATTGGCCATCACGGCGTACAATTTCTTCCAATACATCGTACTCTTCATCTTCCATAATATCCTCCCCTGATTCAAAATATGCCTTTTTGGCATTCAAAAGTCTTGATGTTGCATTGTTTGTCGTTGACATCTTAAATGTATTATCTGAAATTTAAATTCAAACTAAATTCATTTTTTTTCTGATTATAAGTAACGATGTCTTCTGCTTTTCAACCCAAAAATGAATCTGTTATTTTATGTGTAAATTATCTTGAACATGGCCATATGTCTATACAATCATTTAATCGCCTAATAGGAGAATCAAATACATATATATCTCAATTTTGCGATACATGGAAATACCCGGCTATTACTTTAAAGGGGATTCTTCCTAAAAGTTTAACACCATCTCTTGCAAATCTTAATAAAGTTATTGGAATTATTGCAATTGTAAAAGATAAAGAATCTTTTGTAGCATCTGATGCAGTTAATTCATATAAAATTCCTATTATAAATATTCCTGCACTTTTATTTAAAAAAGGTGGGTTTATTAAAGTATTCTATAACGGCGGCGACCATACAATATCATCTATATTCATTCAAAAAGCTATTTCACTTATAGTAAATCCTAGACAGTTATTCACGTATGTGAATAATAAAGGTGAAGTTATTCGTTTTGATGTTACTGGGCCGGTTGACGATGAACTTATTATATCAAATGAAGAAAAAACAGATGATAAAAAGTTTACATTCCCTAGTTATACACTCCCTTCATGGTTTGGTATAAATCAGAGCCCCTTTACAAATATGGAAAAAACAACTATTAGCGCTCCTTATCAATACACTAAAGGTTCCTATAAATATCTTATTAATACTACAACTGGAGAAGGTAAATACATATATAATGGTACTTTGGCAGAAGCTATTAGTGGTGAAAAGGGTATGAGTGAATTACGAGAAAAACTAATAAGTGAAGGATTATAAGGTGTCTACTTGCGATCAAAATACATATTTAATACATCATTATACAAATCATCCTGATCCTGAAAGTTGACAGCTTTTTTCTGTTTCTGTACTTTCTTTTTTGCAATTGTTTTCGGCAGCTGTTTGCCGACTGGGGGATGCGACAGCACTTCGTCAAAAAATATCACAGCCTGACTCGCAGCCCTTTCCATCGCAACCTTATCTTTTACTAACTCTGGTGCAGCTGGTACTCGCAGCCTTGGTACTTCTGTTAGTATCTGTAACATTATCACTAATGTATCCTGGCGCCTACGTCCTGTTATACGTGCATCAGAACATCTATATAAATCAATAAGTCCTTGAAACTCTTCATTCATTCTTATAAAACCTCTTCCTGCTAAATCCTTATAGGCTTCTGCAAGAATAGCGGCTATATACTGTCCAACAGCAGCTCCTTGTTTTTTTGAACTTCCTCCCCCGCGATCCATTGTAGTCAATCCTGCGTTTCCTTTCAATTCCTTTCGCAGCATAGCATCTTCATCAAACATCCATTTAAGCCAGAAAAGAGCTCTACTCAAGGCACCTTCCTGGCATGCATATAACATTTCATTGGCTGCGTGTAAGAGTTCTGCTTGGTCATGTGAAGATTGCCAAACTTTTTTAACGGCTATGCTGTCAGGTGCACGAAGCTGCGCCCTCAACCATTCTTTTGAACCGTGTGTTCGTATATCAACTGTCGGCAGTTTCAATTTAGGTTTTTTTGGCTGTGTTTGTATTACGAGAGCAACTTCTGCTATCTTTTTCTGTACGTCTTGATTTCTGTAAAAGGTTTCAGTTTCAAGGCGTTCATATATATCATCTAATTCTCTAAAACGCCTGCGTAAGTACATGAAAATACGTGGAGATGCCATTCCAATATTCTCAAAGGAATGTTCATAACACATACGCGCGAATATATCTTTACCACCAGATGTAATTAAATCTGCCGTATAATGCATTAGTTTACCTGTTGCGACTGGACCAACTTCTTTTAGTGTTCTATCAACGGCACTTACAAGGTCACCTAATTGATATCCTGAACGTGATAAGGTTTCTCTATTTGTATCTAAATCGGGAGAACTTATTAAATATGGTATCATTGCTAATTGTATTTATATGATTTTATTGATGTGGTGTTACGCGTCTAGCGAACACGTCTTGTTTTCTTTCCACATTTGTATTTATCACTCACTATCTTCTTACCAGATGCCCTCGGGATCAATCCTTTTGCTTTTAGTGATGAACGCATTGTAAATCCTATTGATTTTCCTTTTTTGAATTTTTGGAGTGCATCTTTATCCTTCTTTGTAGCTTTATAACAAGGCATATCTAATACAATTAGATAATTTATATTTAAAGTTTAATTGATTATGTATATGTAATGAAATTTCATCCTAGAAAAGGATGTTTTAGTTGGAATAAAACACCAATGACACTTGAGGAACTATTAGTAGAATATGATGCAACAATGGAAGATGTATATAAATTTTTATCAATTCGTGCAGATGAATTTGATGAATCGTATAAAGAATTTTTTTAGATGTAATGACTGGGCCAGGTACACTGGCAAATGAAGATTTAACGTCTGAAAAAGAGCGTAAACAAAGAGATAAAGAACGTAAAAATACTGTATCATCTCAAAAAATCAGTGACAGACATACAGATATTTCTTCTGGGTTTAGATGTCTTGATAAACCAGAAGATAGTGAGGAATTTTATAAAATATATAGTACTATATATAAACCATATGTTAGAAAAATACCTCCGATGTTATTTGATGACGAGCATAATGATTTAATAAATGCCACAAAAAAAAAATATGAAGAATCACTTAAATATTTAGAATTAGATGAATTACATAAATACAAATTCACTAAAGATATTAAAGAAAAAATAATACAAATAGCAGATAAATTAAAACATTTAACGTTACCGTAGATAAATTATTTTGAGCGTACTCTTAAGGTGTGTCTACCACCAGAACGCATTCTTTCACCAGTTGTATGGATACTAGGTCTCCAACCGGCTCTTATCATTCTGCGTGTATAACGACGGAGTCTTGCTGAACCTCCTCCTGACCGTAACATTCTTATTTATAATAAGGATTTAAATTCTTGGATAACAATTAGATAATAAATGGACCCAACTGAAAAATTATATATACTTATAGAATTATCTCGTGTAGCTAAAAACTTAAATAAAGTACTTGAAGATATTCAAAAAGTCATAAAAGAAGGAGCAGTATTAGATAAAGAATTTTATAACGCTGTCCACCAGTCTGTAGAATATATACCAATATTATTTGCAATACAATTATGTTGTCCTGTAGAAATAGTAAAATTATTAAAACAATATTGGTGGAATGATAAATATAATCTTAAAATATTACATACATGTAGTTGTAATAGATATGATG